ACCAACGTAAGTAGCTGTACCAGATACAGTAGCTTGGTTGTATGTATACTCTGTAGATGCTAGAGTACGTAGAGACAATAGAATCTCTTGGTCGATTTCAGCAGTAATTTCTTGTGCTAGAGCAGCCATGATTTCTGCTTCAACGTCAATACCATGTTGACTTTGAGCGTCTTGAGCCGCTTCAAATGTCCAACGTGCTTGCAACTTACGGCTCTTAGCTTCAACAGCTTGACGCAAGATTTGAACGCTGATCTGACGACCACCGTTACCTTCTAGAGCCGCTGTGTTGTTACCAGTATAACCAGTAGCAGTAGCGTCATTAGATGGTTGACGAGAATAAGCCTGAGCGATTGTGAAAGGGCTCAATGCTTCTTGACCTGCAGTTACGCTTGTGTTAGCCAAAGATTGGTCAACCAAGTTTTGTGCGTAACGTACACGTAGAGTGTGAATCTGACCAACTGGACCAGTCATTGGCTGAACGCCTACCAACTCGTTAGCGATAACAGTTGGCATCACACGACGGATAACTGGAAGAATAACGCGGTTTAATGTAGCGATATTACCTGCAGTTGTTGTACCTGCTGTAGATTCAGCAAGTAACTGTTTCTTAGTGTTTTCTAAGATAACACCCATTGTTGAGCGACGAGTGCCCTTTAAGCCTTCTAACAGGGCCTCTTTGGTTTCGCCCCAACGGCTTTCTAATAGAACTTTTGACATTTTTAATTTCTCCTATAAGATGTCGTTATTTTTATAGCCCTGCCAGACGCTTGAGGTCAATAACATTGCTGTTATCATCGAACTCAACTTCTTGTTTGGCAGTTTGTTTATCCCCAGTTACTTCCTTGCTTTCACTAATCAAAGACTTTGCAATCTTTTTCTCAGCGCCAGTGTTTAGTACTGCTGGTAGATACTTATCGAAAGCGACTTTCAATTTTGGTGTCTGTACGCTTTCTAGTAAGTTACGCATTACGCCAGCTTTTTCCTCATTTAGAGTAGCTAACAAATCACCCATCGTCTTTTCACGTTGAGTAGATTCTTTAATAACGCGAACTTCACGTTCTTTTGATTCAACCAACTTTTGTGCTTGGCTGACTTTTGCTTGTGATTCAGCTAGTTGTTGTTCCATTGCTGAAACTTTACTCATTAGCTTACGAGTTTCTTGTTTCTCACTTAGGTGAGTAACACTGAATTCGCTAGCGAATGATTCGAAAATACGACGACCAAAGTTATTTTCTTTAGCAATCTTGATATCTTCTTTCAACTGGCTCATTTCACCCTTCAACTGACCTGCTACAGCGGCTGACAACTTCTTAGCAGATTCTGTCACGAAACGTGACTTCAATGCTTCTAGTTGTTTACGGCCTTCTGCAACTAACTTGACCTTAGCTTCAACTACAGCCTGTTTGTCTTGTGCGAATTCTTTGATTTCACGGGCTAAAGCGTGAACAATGAATTGCTCAAGTTTTTCTTGGCTTTCTTTTGCGATTTGACGATCTGCACGTAGTTCTTTGATTTCTTCGGCTAGTTTAGTAACCATGAAATCATTGAATTTAGTTGCGGATTCGCGTAGTTTTGCTTGTGCTTTCACACGGTCTTCGTTCATTGCCTGCTTTTCAGATTGGAATTCTTCAATTTCAGTCTGTAGGCTTTCTGTAACCATCTTGTCAAGGGCTTCAACCATCACAAGTCTATCGTGTTCATAACGCTGTGCGAACTGTTCATGTAGTTCTGCACGGACTTGTTCGCGGGCTTCATTCAACTTAGATTCCCACGCTTCATTTAACTGAACGCCGATATCTTCGTTGATTAGTCCACTTTCAAGTAATGGCTTGATAGCATCAAACATGCTGTTTCCCCTTTATTTGATTTTCAAGTCTTTGATGAGGCGCATTACTTCCTCTTTCAAATACTTTTCTACTTTTTTGTCGCCTTGAACATCTCTTGCGATATCCAACAACTTATGACCATGACGCATATTCATCATACCTTCATAGATTGCTTTTGGATACGCATTAGGTGCGCTAGGTTGTGCGACAATATCCACAGTGACTATTTCAAAGTCACTTACTTTTCCGTCAAAGTCATTCACGTTACCGCTACCACGACTGCTGACGCCGAGTTTGACACCACTCTCCAACATTGTAGTCACTAACTGACCCATTGGAGTTGGTAAAATCTTTAATTTGCCGAAGCCGTTAGCACCGTCCATCCACATTTGAGTAATCA